CTGGAGGAAACTTCAGCATTGGTGTAAGTATAAGGGACCTGAATGGACTGCAACTAGGATAAAGGCGGTATGGAATATCGCCCTTCTCTATAGGAGCGGTCAGATTGAGAGAATCCCAATGGTATGCCAGAATGCGCGAATTGCTTGCGCCCATGGACTTCCCATCGGGGTCGAAGGGGTCCTGGTCCGAATTTGGAGCCAGGTCCAAAAGCCTTCCCTCCTCCGTGCGTTGACGGTAAGCTTACGTGCTTACACTGCCATTACGCTTTCGAAAGAGTCTCACTCTCAGGTAGAAAAGTCAAAACTGACCATCACATCTCCTGGCAAGGAGATTGCGATCGTCCCAATTCCCCGGAAGGATTTCCATCGTCTGATTGATCAGGACGATGCCTTCAGGAAGAATATTGTCTCTTTCTTACCATGCGGTAAGATAAAGCCTAACAAGCTTACACTCGAGAGAGTGGTTCGCCTGTCGGGTACTTCATCATACCCTAGTTTGATTCATATCCCTAGTAAGGATAAGAAGCAAATGCCCTACCTGTCGATGTGCGCAAGCATGTTGTCAAAGGGCATTGTACCAGAGGTATTAATTGAGAAGTTAGGCGACTTTTCTTTACGAAAAGAAGCTGAAGCTTTCCAGCGAAATCATGAGGTCATCCCTACCTATGGTAGGATCACGATGATCCAAGAGGGCGGAGCGAAAGGGAGAACAGTGTGTTCCCCTAACGCCTGGATACAATTCTATTGTTACCCGTACCATAAGTACCTTATGCAGGTACTTACGAGTCTTGAATCAGGTCGATTCAAGGCTTCAGGGGTCCAATATGGTGTATCATGTGCTTTAGACCAAGTCCGTGGGGTATATCTTGCCCTGTCCCGTCTGAACAGCGGGTCCTTTTGTCATGCCGTCGATTTGTCATCGGCGACTGACCGGTTTCCCTTAAAACTTCAGACAGTAATGTGTGGAGAACTAGGTATACCAGAATTCGGTACAGCTCTAGAATCTCTCAGGGGTCCCTATGTTGGACTTGATCGGTCTCAGTGGACATACGGTGCAGGACAACCAATGGGCCTTTATGGCTCATTTCCGTTGTTCCACCTATCCCACTTTGCACTCCTCAATGGCCTTTCTCATCGGATCGGCCTGGGTGGAGATGACAATTTCTGTGTTTTGGGCGATGATGTCCTCATCTTTGACGAAAC